GGACACCGTCCTCGCCAAGAGACGCTGTTCCATTCACCGGTGCGGTAGGCATCGCTATATCCTCACCCTCCGCACCAGGCGCTCCGCAAACCCCGATGCTGCTTCGTCTGCGGCAGTGCGCAGGAAGAACGGTTGCCCATGTGCGTGATGCGCTTCTGCGTTTTCGTGAAGCTCCTCGATATAGTCATTGGAGGGTGCGCCGCCATCGCCATCATCGTCGCGGCCGAAGGAGACCCACACCTGCATGCCCTCCGTGATCACCTGGCCGCTCGCACGTGCCCGGCCGGTGTCCACGGGGATGCGTTGCTGCGCAGGCAGCAGGATTGAATCGTGCGCCTCTGCCGCAACGGCGTCCGTGATCCGCACGCCGACGGTGTGCAAGGCGATCAGGTCAAGTGGCATCAGAACCAGACCTTTGTGGGGCTGATCGCGGGCTCATTCAGGTCCAGCTCCACCGCGATAATGACCGGGGTCGTCTGATCGGGAAGACTAAGCCGGTCATCATCGCCGACGCGCGGTGCGGTGCCGTCCGGTTGATAGGCCAGTACCACGTAGCCACGTGCGCCTTGCAGTTCGCCGGCCGCATTGACCACCGATGCTTGCCGGATCACCAGCAGGGCGTCGTAGTCAACCGGCGGACCAAAGGAATCGTCACCGAACTGATCACGGCCCGTGAACGGGGCAATCGTGACGCGGTCGATACAGAAGCGGTTGAACTGCACCTGCATCACCATGACGGCATCCGCAGGCATGTTCGCGGTCATCAGTACAGCCCCGGCGGCTCAAGCTGGTTCGCCTGTTCCATACAGTGGGTGTAGACCGATGTGGGATCGAACATGTTGCCCTGCGTCGGACTGGCGCGGAAGCGGTTCGCCGCCTTGCGGGCCTTGACCCGCCAGCATTCAGCGGCAGCACGCTTGACATCGTACGGCCCGCCCGTCGGCACCGCGGCCGCCCACGTAATCGTCCCGTCCTGCACGTATGCCACCGGGTTGCGGCTGCTCGCGGGGATGAGCCACGTTGGCTCGGTGTCACCGGAGACACCGGGGAAGCCAGCGCCCGTGAAGTCCGGGTCCGAAGAGGCCCAATACGGGCCCTGTGCGTGCGTCAGTGGCACGTACGCCCAGCCATTGGGTATGGTCGGCGTCACGAGCACATCCGGGTAGTACGTCGTCGCCGCCGTCCACGTGCGGAAGCCCATGGTACGGAGGATTGCCGAATCGATCTCCGCGTCCGTGAGCACGGGGTCAAGCGTCGGTTCGCACAAGGCGACAACGGCGTCGTGGACGTCGGTCGGGATGGACATGGTAGACCCTACTTCTTCGTCGGCTTCGGTGTGGCAGGACCGGACGGGCCGCCAGGAGCGTGCCCCTTGTCCTCGGCTTCCTCAGCTGCCGCCGGACGATCTGCCAGCGACGACGCGGTGCCCTCTTCGCCCTCAGACGGTGCGGTGCTGTCGTCCGTCAGCCCATACTTCGCCGCTTCCTCGTCCGTGATCGTGCCGCCGGCGGCAACAACGAGGGTCGCGGCGTCGGGGCTGTCCTCGGGGACGACGTTGCCCTCGCTGTCGGCGTATATCGCGGTTTCAGACGTGTACATCGGTGTCTCCTCCGTGATCTGCGTGATGGTGATGGACCCGCCGGTACGTGATCGCTCGTGCTTGCCGAGTGGGTCACGGACGCCACGCCCCGGACCCACCCAGAGGCGCGGCATCAGCTTTGGGTGCCAACGACCGTCCAGACAATCGTGGATGTGCCGTTGGTGGCCGTGCAGATGTAGAGCTCGCCCGCCGTCGTGTCCGTGTACAGCGATCCGACCGTGGCGCTGCCGAGGCCAGTGACGTTGACGGTTGGCGCGCCCGCACCGGAGGTGCTGCTGAGCGTGGCATTACTCCCGGCGGCCATGCGCTGGCGCGAACCGGGCATCGTGTTGCTAGCGTTCGGCGGCATGTATGACATGCGCGACTCCTTTCAGGAGGCAGTATGCGTAGCGTTGCACAACTAACTAGGGCAGACCAGTCACTGTGCAAAAAGCTAGTGGTCTGTAAACTGCTAGCGCGAGACGCTCTTCCGCCCTGATGGTGATGAGGTTCTTCACGAAGTCATCAACGTTAGAGTTTGTCGTCTCCAGCGTGATGCCCTGCCGGCGGAAGACCTGGGCACCGAGCTTGAACGCGCCCACAAAGGCGGTGTGCTGGGTCTGGGCGACCGTGGCGACCACCGGCAAGCCCCAGAGACGATTGGGACCGGGATCGGCCGGATGTCCCCAGATGTAGATGCCATCGGCCGTCTTGAGCAGTTTGACGTTCTGCCAATCGAACGGGTTGAAGACGACACCATCCGCCTGGAAGAAGCCGACTGAGGCAATCTTCGTGATCGCCTTGAAGACGGCATCGGGGAGGGGGTCGGTCCCGGCGGCCTGCGTCTGAATGCCGGACGTCGTTTCGATCCCCTGGATGTTCGGCGGTGTGCCGTTACCGAGCAGGATCTGCGCTTCCTCTTGCTGCGCGACCATGAACTGCAAGCGGTTGTTGACGTAGTCGCGGATGACCGGGAAGTCGCCGAACATCTCGTCGGTGACCTTCCCAGTGACGGCGATCTTGCGCACCGGCGCGTCCACCTCGGAGGTGTCGAAGGCCGCTTCCGGTTTCGTGCCGCCCTCAGCAACCGTCGTGGCCGCATTGGTGTACGTGTCCTCACGGACATAGCGGATCGTATTCATCGTCGTCTCACCCTGGGAGATGAGATCAGCGATCGTGAGCGCCTGCTGTCCGATCATCACCATGCCCGGCTGCCGGTCGTACTCCGTCAGCGTGGACACGGCCGTCGTGAACGTCGTCTTGGCAGCGAAGCCGAGTTGCTCCGGCACCTCAAAGAATGCCTGCTGCTGGCCGCCACCGGGGCGCCAGGTCTTGTACGCCGCGCTCTCTACGAACCGCTCACCGAGTGACTTCGTGGCGGGCGTGCTGCCCGGCGTCGCACCCGGATCATCGGCCGATCCGCCAGCGAAGGGCACGGGACGCACGATGCGGCCGAGATCGCCGAGGGCCTTCCGGTTCTCCTCATCAATGGCGGCGAGTTCCGCCGCCTGTTTGTACGCGTCGGCGATTGGCGCCAGTTCGTCTTCACGCCGGCGCACTTCCTGCACCTGGTCGGCGGAGAGATCTAAAACCTCGGACCCATTGACGATCTTTCGGTGATCGTCGAAGAGTTTCTTCAGTTCGCCGCGCTTCTGTTGCAGTTCGCGGTCCAGTTCAACCAACGTCGGCATGGTGATTGCCTTTCTTCGTTATGCGAACTTCACGCCGAGGGCTTCTGCCTCGCGTTCGAGCATGCGGAGGTACAGTTGCTCCACCTCGGTGGTCTTCTTCGCAGCGGGCTCAGTCTCATTGAGGAGCGCCTGCATCGTGGCGATGTGCGTCCCCATTGCCGCGTGCGCGGTCTGCATTTGGGTGTGCATCTCCCGCAGTTTCTTGCGATTGGCTGCGGAGAAGACACGCCCCGACTTGATGCGCAGTTCGTTGATGGCGAAGCCGCGATCTATCGCACCTTTCACCGCAGCAAGCGCGGTTGTGAGGTGCCTTTCATACGACATCGTGGCAGGCACGATGTCGGCATCACCTTCGGTGGCGTCGTCAACGTCGGTCGCCGTGACGTAGGTCGTGACGCGAACGACGCTCTCCTCCGGCCCCCAGACGATGTCATTGCCCGCGGTCACCTGATAGGTGCGCCGGAAGAGGTCTTGCTCGTCTGCATAGACCACGGCATCGTCGAAGACGTCGCGGATCACGAGGCCCGGGCTCCATGCGTTGGGATCATCATCGTCGTCGGGAAAATCCTCGTTCAGTTCGTCCTGGAGGAGCCTGCGGAGATCGTCGTAGGACATGCCCGACGGCAGGGCTTTCGTATGGTTGGCAGGGTGCAGACCGAGCAGCGCGGGCAGGGATTTCATGGCGATGGCACCGTTGCGCGGCTCCGCTGGAGATGGTGTGAGCGATGCTTCGGCTATTGGCCAGTGGGTGATCTCGCGCACCGTCGCGCCATCTTTTGTCTCGACGGACTTGCGTGCGACAAGGTGCGCCGGCGCACCCGATGACCAGCCCAACTTCCCTTTGGCCGCGAGGCCCGCGATGGCCTTCTCGTACTCGTCACGGAGGTTCAGTTGTGCCTCGACCCAGATGCCGATCGCGTCCGTCTTGGCCGTGAAGCGACCGATCTTCGTGACGCCCAGCTGCTCGTCCAGTCCGTGCGCGTAATAGACCGAGCGCGTGTCACCGTCGGCGAGGTCGTAGTCGGTGTCCTTGGTGAAGTACTCACCCGTGAGGTCAGGGCTGGCCGCATCGGAGAAGGTGATGAGATACCCGCCGACGCGACCCTCGCCCAGGGCTTTGACCGCGCCACCGAACATCACGAGCGTATCGTTCATCTCACTGACCCCCTCAGCCTGTGTGCGTGAGCAGTAACGCCACGGCGACGAAACAGAACGCGAGCGATTGGATGCGGCCGCCCCATGCGCCGTATGGCTCAGGAGCCCAACCGAGGAAAAATCCAATCCCGAAGATCACCGCCGCGATGAGGTACAGCACGCCAGCCAACGTGAGTTTCATAGCCGACTCCTTTACGGCTGAGGGCCGCCATCGGGCCAGAGCGGCTTCACATCATCGCTGATTGCCCGCTCGATCATTTCCCGGGAGAACGGATGGAAGCCGCTCCCATGATTCCGCCGCTCAAAGGCCGCAAGCCGGTCCCGAGCAAGAAAATATTCCAGGCTCAGGCGTCGCCACTCATCCTCTTCCTCGGGGCTGAGGTCAGGAAGCATCACGGCATGTCCTCCTACGAAGTGACGGGCACCGCTGCCTGCGCAGCCGCGGCCGGTTGATTGCCATTCGTCGCCGGCGTCGGTGGTGGCGGGATGTTCGTCGCACCAGGCTCCGTGTTCACCTTCTCGATTACCGGACTGACGGGCTCCGCGATCGATCCGTCGCTGAAGCTCGCACCGCGTGGCAGCAGGTAGATACCGTCGTCTGCCGGGACTGACTCCAGGTCAACCATCTTCAGGGCGGCCGCACGGTCGATGATGCCCGCGGTGAAGAGCTTCGTCGCCCGATCGGCAACGGCGGTCGCATCCTCCTGCAAGGCGCTGACATTGCTCGTGTCGAACTCAACGAACTGATCCTTCTGTCCGTTGAAGTCATCACGCAACAAGGAACGGGTCAGGGTGTCCGCAAAGCTCGTATAGGTGGGAACGATGTTGCCTCTATACGTCGCTTCGCGCGCGGCCTGGTAGTTCGCGTAGGTGGCGTGCTCCAACCCGACTCCGAGGCCCGCGACAATCGCGGCCACTTGCATCAGCCCGGAAATGCGCGTCTCAGAGAAGTAGTGGATCGCCGTCAGGTCGAGGTCTTTGGGATTCCATGAAGGCGTCGCGACCTGCAAGCCGCCCGTTGCCACCATCGTCGAACCACGGCCGTCGCCCGTAAAGCGCGAGTTGAAGTACGTCATCAGCGCCTGTGCCTGGTCTTGCGTGATCGTCTTGTCGCCCGACGGCGAGATGATGGCGCCGGGTGAGCCCATGTTGTGCAGGATCGACGCGGTATAGGCTTCTGCTTCCTCATCGTTGTAGACCAGCCGCAGGACGGTACGCAGCGGTGACACCCCCATACGCGGATTGCGTGGGTCCTGCGACCAGCGAAAGTGGATCACATCCGCATCGTCCAGCGGATACCACTTGCCCGTGCGCCACACCTGATAGCCAGTCAGGAACTGCCTGCCTTGCGGGTCCCAGGTCGGGCGAATCGAGATTTGCGGCTCGTACCAGAGTTCGGCCGGAATGCCCGCCCCGTTACGGAACTTCAGCAGGTAGGCGTTCCCGTGGACGTTATAATCGGCCAGCAGTGCCTGGCTTACCGTCTCCCACGACATGTAGGGGTTGGGCTCATCAATCAGGTACGTCACAGGATGATCCGGGATCGCCTCATCGCCCTTGTCGCTCCGATTGACGACCCGTGGCGGTGCTTCGGGAAAGACGCGCTGGACGTACTGGACGCAGGCCATGATCGCCGACGACATCTCCAGCTCGCCGACGGACTGCTGGTAGTTGACGCGCGACCCGGCATACAGCACGGGCAGCGCGCCGCCCGTCATCTGGCCGCCGGTGGTGAAGTTGCCGTAGAATCCGGTCGATGCGAAGGGCACCGCCGGCGCAACGGGGGCAGCCTTTGCTTCCGGCGGTGGGAAGTCGCCGAACATGAACTTCGAGAAGAGGCTGCGCTTTTTCTCTGCCATGCGCATCCTCCGACCGGTCAGTCCGGCAGTGCGAACGTGATTTCCCGCGACTCGCCCGCACTCAACTCGGTGAGCGCCCACACCGCTGCGTCTAACCGGTCGGGGCTGGTGCCGCTCTCCGGCGTCCATGACGTCATCTGCTCTTCGAGCAAATCGAATAGGCTCGCCCGGACATCGTCGCGAGCATCGACATGCCAGACGCGCCGTTGCTCATAGAGGGCAGCGATCGGGGCCGCTCTGATCGCCTTCCCACGCGATGCATGGACTTTCGTGTACGAAATTCCCTTGCGCCGCGTCCGGAGTGTGTCCTCGACCATGTCGCCGCCGTTGTTGACCTCAGCGACGATCCGATCGGCCGCGAACTCGTCGAAGGCGGCAATCGCGCGTCGTGCCCACCCGTCAGGTGACGCCTTGCAGGAGCGGTCCGCGATCACGTCGTACGTGCCGTCAGGTCGCGTGCCGGCGACGATAATGCCCGTCTCATCGGAGCCCTCGTTCGCGCTCGTGGCGGGGTCGATGGCAACGACGACGCGGGTGTAGTCTTCGCTACGGGGACGGCGCTGGAACGAGTCGTAGTGCCAAAGAGCTCCGGGCGTGTCAGTGAGCAGGCGTCCTGCGAGCTCCTGCTCGCCGAGGCGCGTCCCCTCATAGCGGCGAATGATCGTCGCAAAGAACGCGGCCGCCAGGTTGTCCCGGTTGTCATAACTGGTGCCGTGCGTCACGTGGACGGTCGGATCGGCGACGAGTTCACGAATGAGCGCGGTCGGCTTCGGTGTCGTCGTGGCGCACCAGCGCGGGTCAGGGCCGAGGCGGAGGCCGAGCATCGCCTGCGTCCATGATTCCGGATAGCGCCAGGCGCCTACCTCGTCCCCCCAGAGTCGTTCGTGCTGCTTGCCCCGCAATCGGTCCGGTTCGTCGGCGGTGAAGATCAGCGTCCTGGCCCCATTGGGCCATTCGAGCGATCGTGTGGATTTCTTGTAGACCGGCCGCTCGCTTGATGGGCAGATGGCGAGGATGCCACTCTCGCCCTCGATCATGATGTCGCGTGCATCGTCTGCGGTGGCGCCGATGATGTTGACCAGGCGGAAGTGCTGCGCGCTCTTGCGGGTCCATTCCGCGCCACTTCGCGTTTTGCCCCACCCTCTGCCCGAGATAATCAGCCAGCCCTGCCAGTCGCCGGGCGGAGCAAGTTGCTCAGGACGCGCGTAGGCGGGCCAGTCGTACAGGAGGGCTTCAGCCTCCGCTTCCGTCAGACTCTCGATCACCGCGCGCCTGACGTCGGGCGGCCAACTCGTCATAGCGTGCGAGAAGTCGGCTGCGGACATCATCGGTGTGAACCTGCTCGCTACGCTCCGTCGCCTGACCGGTCAGCAGTTGCACCTTGTCGACGAGCGTGCCGATCGTGATAGCGCTTGCTTGCGCATTCGCACGTTCCACGACAGCCGGGTCGCTGATGTGGTGGACATAGACACCGATTGCGTGCAGCAACGCGGGGACGAAATCGGCAGCCGTCTCGGCGATCAGTTCGCGGCGTTTTTCCTCGCGCATTCCCGCATATTGATCGCGGAACGACGCATATTTCTCGGCGGTATGCCACGAGACGCCCGCCGCGTTCGCTGCTCCGTCAATCGACGCACCATTGGCGAAGGCATTCTTGAGCAACTCGACCTGGCTCGCGGCAATGCCCCGGCGTGTCATGACGGCTCCCGGTGAATGCGGGTTTGTGCGAGGAAAAACAAAACCCGGCTGCGTGCCGGGGACAGTTGGTGCATCTTAGCGAATAGCGTATCTTAAGAAACCTGCAAGTCAATACCCTGCTCCGTGGACCAATCTTCGAACCGCGTGACAATCCACCACTCCCGATCCAGCGCGCGGGCAAACTCGTCGCGGTAGGTGCGGGCGGTGGACTCGGCGATCTCGAACAGGAGGGCGGTCTGGCGATCGTCCATGACGATGCGGGGATCGTTGGCGAATGCATAGTGCCAGAGGCCATCCTGAAGGATGATGCCCGTCTCCATTGCCAGCCAGACGGGGAAGTGCTTGGTGACGAGGCCGTGGCGGGCATGGTCGGCGAGCACACGTGCCATCGTGGTGACGACCGGACCCAGTTCGGCACGCTGGATGGCGGCCCAGGCAATGCCGAAGCAGGAGTCACCGCCCGCGCGGTCACCGGGACCGCTGGTGGCGCGAAACATGCCACCGAGCACGATAATCCGCTTGAACTTCCACGTCGGGAAGGAATCCGTCATCGTGGCCTCCTCTCGGCACGATGTGCCGTTCTGTCACAGAATCGAGTGTTTCACGGAAACATACACCCCAGTCAACGCAGGAGTGAAACACTGCCGTGAAACACTCCATCATCGCACCTTCCGCATCGCACGGCGCTTCCGTTGCGCCACGCGGGGCTGCACGGGCGGTCGTGGCAGATCGGCACGGCGCTGCTGATCGGCCAGACGCCACCGCCGGCGTGCAGACCGCATCGTCTCCGGGTTGGCAGCCCGCCAGGCGCGGGTGGCCGCGTTGGCACAGGCGCGGCAGTGGGAGTCACGGCCATCGCGGGTAGTGCGCCGGGGCGGGAAGGCGTCGAGGGCTTTGGCCTGGTGACAGCGCGTGCAGGTCTTCAAACTTCCACCTCGAGTTCCACGCCGTCTATCACGTGATGGCGGATCTTGACCCGCGCCCACGCATCCCCCAGCGCCTCCCGAAACGCTGCCCTGAGTGCCACCGCCAACCCCTCTGCGGTGATGGGTTCCGCCGTGAGACGGCGGACGGTGGCGCCGAACCACTCCATCGTCACGCATTCCTGCCGCGGCCCGTACCACGCCAGCACGTCGAAGGTACACGTGTCGTCAGCCAGCAGACAGCGGCCGGGCACGTCGGGCATCGTCAGGGCCACCGAGGTCACGCCGGGGTTCGCAAACGTGTCAGGAACCGCCGTGAGCCCCACGCTACGGGCCGTTGCATCGTCAGAGGCAATCGTGGTCGTTTTCGCCATGTTCGCGTCTCCTGAGCGATCCTGTGCGGAAATAGGGATACTCACAGCGTCACCGCCCACAGTCGCGCGGCCGCGTCGTCGTCCTGACGCCGGCGGCGCAAGAGCGCATAGTCCGCGTGGGGCATCATCACCAGCGCTGGCCGGTCGTGCATGGTGACGATGACGAGACGCTGATCGATCCTGATCCGCGTGAACAACTCGCCGATTGCGCGTTGAAACTCGGTGGAGGTGACGACGAGGGGTTCGTGGTTCGCGGTCACAACACCTGCGCTCCTTCCCCGAAGAGGACCCGCGCGATCTCCGGGAGATCGGCCGGTCGCCAAATGTAGACGGTCTGGCCCGCAGCGCGGAGTTCGGCGACGACGCTTTCCTGCCCCTTGATGAAATACATGCGCCCATAGCGATCTTTCACCCAGCGATCCTGCGAGAGCCGCCCCTTCTGCGTCTTCAGTTCTGCCCAGAACACGCGCTCGCGCCAGCAGACATAATCGAGCGTCGTCTGCGAACGCCGCGCGTCGTGGGGGTGATAAAAACCCCAGCTCGCCCGCAGCAGCATCTCCTCGAAGATCGTCGCCAGTTCGCGCTCAGACATGGCGGCGTCGATGATGGCGCGGGCGGTGGTCACGGGGCGCCGCGTGGAATCAGGGATTCCCCTGTCTGCTCGAAGTGCGCGTGCCATGTGCTCCGCTCCCCCAACGTGCGCACCAGCACCTGAACGCGCCGCTCGAGATCCGCGTCGTTCGGATTGCGATCCAGTTCCTCCAGGCGCTCCGTCAGGCGACGCTCCAGCAGCGTGGTCAGACGCGCTGATGCGTGCAGCCATCGCTCGTGTCCACGCGAGCCGGGCCGCCACAGCGTCGGCGTCGCCACGAACGGCACGTCGAAGTCTTCCGCCGTCCACGGTCGCGGCGTTCTGCTCGAACCGTTCGCGACTGCGGTACGGCGCCGGATCTCAACCGAGCCGTTCAGGATCTCCGTCAGCGCCGCCGGCATCGGAAAAGCCCGCTCGGTCAGCAGCGCCTGCTCACACGCTGCCACAAAACGCTGATCGTCGGTCGCGGCAAACAGCGTCCAGTACGCCGCCCGCGTCGCCGCCGGAACTTCAATCCGGTAGGCGGCCGCGAGTCGATTCATCTGCCCCAGAAATACCGATTGCTGCATTGCTCTGACCTCTCAGTGCTGCCTGGAACTCTTCATCGTGCCGCTTGTTGTTCTCCTCGATTTGCTGCGCGAAGGTGACGGGCGATGCCCTGCCATTCGGCGATTCGCGTGCCACTGGCTCCACTGCCAACTCGCCCCAGTGCCCGGCGAGGCCTCCGTGCGTCACCGCGATCGACGGGTATTTCCGGGCGTAGCGTTCCGCCCGGACCGGCACCTCGGCCGGTGTCCCGCCAGCGCCGACGATCTGTGTCGCCGACTCCATCAGGCGGTCGTGTTCCTTCTCCGAGAGTCGGGCATCCTGGTCATACGCAAGTGCATGCGTGATCGCATTCACAACATCGCGCACCGCGGGGGTCGGTGCCTCGCGCGCGTGCGCGGGAGGTGGGGGTGATCTGTGAGTATCCTCTCCTCTCTTCTTCTCTTCTCTTCTCTTAATCTCCTCTTGTGCGTTACGTGGCGTTACATCGGCGTTACTCGCCTCTGGCTTCAAGCGCTCACGATGGCGTTTTACCCGCTCTGCAACGGCTGATGGCCTGTCCGACGGCTTGTCGTATTGACGCTCATCCCAACGCTCGAAGACGATTTCAACCTCGTCCTGATCGTCCTCATCGGGCCCCCAACGCGCGCTAACGAGTCGCAGTAACATCATGTCCGATACAGCGCGTTTCAAGAGCGTTACATCGGCGTTGCACACTTCAACGGCAAGCAAATAGGCGTTACATGCGGGTATCACGCCACGTTCAGCCGTTTCCGATGCGTAGCAGAGGAGGTTGAACCAGATGCGAAACTCAGCATCATCAAGCCGACGCAACTTGGCATCATTTCGCGCCTCTGACCACATCCGAAACCACGGCATCCGCGCCATTCCCGCCCCCGTCCATGCTGATAGAAAAGCGGGCACGCTACCCGCGCCCGCCCCATGACGTCGTCTATGCCGCAACCAAGGCCAGCTGTTGGAAGGCCGTCCCTGCCGCCTGGAGCATCTGCGTGAACAGTCCGTACTCCGCGATCTCCTCGACAAAGAAGACCGCCGTGTGCGGGTTGATGACGGGCTTCCCTTCGCGAATCCCCGCGTGGCGTAACTCATGATTGACGATTGCTTCCGCCTCGTGGCTGCCGATCGCGATCCCGTTCAACTCCCACTGATCGGCGCTCATGGCGACAAAGAAATCCGCGCCCGGTGCGAGGGCTTTCAAGGGACCGGTGATCCTGAGGCACGTGCCGAGGATGGCCATCCCGTCCTTCGTGCCGCCCCTCTTTTTCCAGAAGTACACGAGCGTCCGGTCCCTGAGATGCGCGAACCGATCCTCCGTCTGGATCAGGCGGTCCGCGATTTCCCCGATCGCGTCCGCGGGCAGCCAGTCGTCTCCACCAAACCGCTCCGCACTCGGCACGCCGCTCAGGTGGTCCATCCTTGCCTCCTGTGGAAAGAAAAGCGGGCACGCTACCCGCGCCCGCTCCGTCCGCCCCTTACGCTTGCTGCGACAGTCGCTCCACCCGCTTCTGCACCACGCCCCGCGCCGTCGGCAGAATGCCCGCCAACTCCTCGCGTGTCAGGTCGTCCAACTCCTTGTTCCGTCCCGATAAGAACCGCTCGAGGTCGAACCCCCGCGTCCCCAACTCCCGCAGTTCGTCGCGCAGCACGTCGTCGTCCTCATCGCCTAACGCCGGCGTTGGCGCGATCGTCGCCCTGATGGCGGGCGCGGGACGATTGGCGACTGTTTCACGGAGTTGTGACCGTGAGGAACCACCCACCGGCGGCCGCGGCACCCGCACCGGAATCGCGCCCGTGCGGATTTCCCGCGCTGTGCCGTCCACCGTCGTCGCCTGATCCATCTCCGCATCGGTGTAGATGCCGGACAGTTCCTGCGGGAATGCCTTCCGCAGTGCCAGCGCCTCCGCGCACTTTGCGATCATCAGGTACGGCATCTTCTGCCACATCTGATCTCCCAACTCTGGTTTGTACTCCGACCAGCGCGCCGTCGCCGTGAAGGCCCGCGGCACGCCCTCCACGAGTCGCCAGACCGTCACCGTGGCGCGGTTCGGGTGGTTCTCGGTCTCCGCGTCATAGATGGCGTCGTCACTGCCCGCGTACTCGCCCGTGCGCTGCGCGATCAGGCGATAGCCGTCAATGCCCGTCTGGATCGTTCTGCCGTTGCCACGTGGGATTGAGTAGATCTGACGGGCGAGCGGATCCAGTCCCGTGCGCACGCATTGATTCAAGAACAGGCGCAACTCCGCATCGCTCGCGCCTTTGCATACCGTCGCCCTCACAAGTTCGATGTCCTCGTGCGTGAACCGCTCCTCAGACGTGATTTCCATTACCGGCCGCAGTGCGACCGCGTTGCCGTTACTTGCCATCTGTGTCCTTCTTCATCATCAATCTGCTCTTTTGGAAAGCCGGTTGCCGTGTACCGTTACAGCCGGTCACATGCAACCGGCTTTCCAACTCCTCGGCCTCGTAGCGCGCGACTTCCAACTCGCCCACCGCAATGCGCACCTCGGCAAGTCGCTCCATGCGCGCCAGCGCGACCGCTTGCTCGGGCTCCGCTTCCCAGTCAGGACTTCCCAGGTAAATCGGCCGTTTCTCGTCCGTCATGCCTCTCTCCGTTCCGCGAGCCGCGCGAGCTTCCGGCGCTCCGCCACCCGGCCGATTGCGGTCAGGTTGCGGTAGGGACGGGTGTTGTAGACCGGCAGCGGTGGCGTCCGTGTGCCCGTGAGACCGATGCGGCGCGCCTGGTGGGTGACGCTGCCCTCGCTCCGGCCGAGCGCGGCGGCAATCTCACGGATGCGCACTCCTGCCTCCCACTGGGTCCTGAGCGCGTCCATTTCCGCCACGGTGTAGGCGTGATGCGACTTCTCGGTGGCGATCGCACCAGTCAGTTGCAGATGCCGCATGCGATGGAGTACCGCCTGGAGCGAGCGCCCGACCTCCGCCGCGATCCGCTTCGACCCGACCTTCGCCGCCACGAGCGCCGCGAGCGCCTCATCCTCGGCATCGGTCCAGCGCGTCAGTTCGTAACTCGCTTCCCAGCCCAGCCGCCGCGCCCGTGTCCGACACGCCTCGGCCGAGCGCCCCATCGCTTCCGCGATCTGGGGAAACGTCTGCCCACGCTCGTAGTAGCGCACGCGCATTTGCTCGTCCATAGCCTCCGTCCAGGCGTCATCGCTGCGGCGACGGACCGGAGGTAGCATCACGCCAGGATTGCCGCGGTTAGCGATCCTGACCCTGACCACCGCGCCTGTCGTCAGCACCTCGTCGAGGATCCCCGCGATGTCCGTCCCGACCGCACTTTGCAACTCGTCCAGGCGCCCGAGCTTTTCCAGGTACGCGACGGCGCGGCGGATGGCGATCGCGTCCTGATGTCCGGGTCGTTGGCGCTCTTTGCTGCTCATCGTGAGCCCCACGCGCGGTACCAGGCCATGCGCTCCTCGATGGTGAGCTGGAGGCGGAACGCCCAGATATGCCGCGAGGCCCCCGCAATCCGCCGTGCCATTGCGGCCTCCTCTGGGGTGCGCGGGGCAAGCAGCCGTACCCACGCAAGCGCGCGCTCCGCCGCAGGGTCAATGATTGGATCCTTGACCAGTGATGTCCCCATGTGTCATACTCTCCTTAGCCAGTTCCAGCTCACTCAGCCGCCTCAGACGTTTGCCCGTCTGCTGTCGGCACGCCGATTGGCACTCCTGGGCCATTGCCACGTTTGCGCCGGCGCTGTTCCAGCTCGAGCGCCAGCGACGTCAACCGTCGCAACTCGCGCTGGTCCTCGAGGTTTCGCCGCATCAGGCGCGCGTTGAAGTCCATCAGCAGATTCACCAGGTCGCCCTCGCGAATCAGTTTCCCGTCCATCCCCCTCACCCCCCTTCGCGGGACATTTGTAAAATATTCCGTCCTCCAGGCATGCTTCTGGGATACCTTCATAGTGGATGGCACGAGCGATCATGCGATCCGTCCTTTCCTGGCATACGGCAGTGGCATCGGATCACGGTTCTGGAGGCAATAGGTGCGCAGGTCGTCGAGCATGATGCGCTTCATCCCATGCACCCGCGTCACCGGCACCTCGCCCGCGTCGACCATCGTCATGAGCGTGCCCAGACTGATCGATAACGCCGCGGCCGCCTCCGGGAGGTCGAGCGCGATCCGCTCATTGGCGGGGATGCGGTGCGGGCGTGGCATCAGTCGGCTACCTCCACTTGAGTAACGATTTCATCTACTTCAGTAGAAGTCACGGGCATAAAAAGAGCGGAGAGGGGTAATCCGAGTGCTGTGCACACCGCAGACACGAACTCCGCTGATACGCGCTCACGTTGACCTTTTTTCAGCAGGGATAGGTATTGCGTGGAATAGCCCGTCTTGCGCGAGAGCCATGCGAGCGATCGCTCTTGCGCCTTTAGCACGTCCCAGAGATGTGTCACCCGATACCGCATACTCTTTCCTCCAGTAGTGAGTATGAGCACGATGATAGAACTTGTTCAGGTTTTTGTCAACACTCCGGTAGAATCGACTCTACGGGGGGGTACGACGGTGCAAGCAACGGTGCAACCTTTTGAACTCTGGTTACGGGATCGACTGCACGAGCGAGGTTGGAAACAAGCCGATTTTGTGCGTGCGTCCGGCGGCACACTGAAGGGCGCGAGCGTCAGTAAGTGGATGCGCGGCACGAGCAAGCCCGAGGACCACGCGCTCTCCGCCACTCCGCATTGTCACCGGGCACCGGTGCGGTCGTGGTTATCGCCGATAAAGCCCATAATCTCCCCCGCGATCTCCCGCCACAGCGCATCATCCGCCGCTGGCACCATCGATGGATGAAACGTCCGCACAAACACGTCATGCACCAACGCCGCCACCTCGGGAGCCTCCATCGTGTCGCTGAGGCGTTCGAGAATCGCGATGGACTCGATGTCGTATTCATCGTCACCGACCCAGGCGACATGGGCAGGATCGTGGCGCTGGAGGATGGCGGTCAGGGCGGCGA